TTATTCTCAAATGTATAGCACTGGTCGGTTGATGGGTCAGGATTTATTACAAATGATAAATGCTGGATTTAATCCTTTAGTTATTATAGCTGAGAAAACAGGTAAATCTATGGCTCAGCTTAAAGACGAGATGTCCAAAGGCATGATCAGTGTTGATATGGTTACGGATGCCTTTAAGTCTGCTACAAGTGCCGGTGGATTGTTTTACAAGTCTATGGAAACACAAAGCAAAACTTTCTATGGTCGTTTATCGACACTTAAAGATAATTTCACATTATTTTTAAGTAAATTAGGCGATGCTTTATTTCCATTAGTAAATAGGATGTTAGATGGACTCGCGGGAGTAGTAGATTGGTTAAATAATATGGGGGAAGGAACAGCACAACTTATTGTACTGTTTGGTGGGCTTGCCGCCGCTATTGGTCCTGTTATGTTTGGGTTTGGAAAACTAATGTCATTTTTTGCTGGTGGTATTACACCATTACATCTTATTATTGCTGGTCTTACTTTGCTTGCCACAGGAATAATAGCTGTTAGTGAAGCAATAGATAAAAATAATAAAAGATTTACAATAGCCAGAGACAATGCTAAAAAAGAAACTGATCAAATAAATAGTTTAGTCGCTGAGTATGAAAGTCTAAAAGGAAAAACTAATTTAAATACACAAGAAAAAATAAAACTAATCAAAGTAGAAGCTGAATTACAAAAAATATTGCCTGAGAATGCTATATTATTTGATAAACAAGCAAAAATGATAGGCATAAATACGGATGCAATTAAAGCTCACTTACAAGAATTAAAAGAATTACAAAAAATAAATACACAACAAGAAATAAACAGACTTCAATCTGAATATGATAAATTAAATAGTTCTATTGGTGAATCTGAAAAGGAAATGCAAAAGTATAAAGGGTATATGGAAAAGGGATATATACCAGGAGTTGATCAATATGGAATTCAAGATGAGACCACACGTAAGAAATTTAGAGATAGATTAAAAAAAGATTTAGAAGATTATCGGACACAAATTGGAGATAAAAGAACAAAATTAATTTTATTATGGGAACAATTACAAACAGAAAAAGCAAAATTAGATGAGCTTGAAGGAAAGAATACAAAAAAACAAAATGATGAATTAGAAAAACAAAATAAATTACTTGCAAAAGGATTATCATTTAGAGAAAGACTTATAATGTTACAAAGAAAGTTTGCTAAGTCTGGTGGATATGCTGTAAGACATAATAGAGGAATGACTGAAAGTATAGCATCATTGAATGCGCAGGCTGCCACTAAATCAAAGGCAGAAGTTACGATTAAAGTAAAAGCAGATCAAGGTACAGCTGCTACTATAGAAAAGGTAAATAAAGAATCTGGTGGAGTCGATTTGAATATTATTTCTGATAGTTATCTTGGATATACTGTACCTATGGGGGGTTGATGGATGAGTTGGAAAGATAGACTAAAAGAAGCTTCATTTAGAGGAGCAAAGTTTTATGTTCTCGACTCTGAAAGAGAATCAGGAATACATACAGTCGTGCAGGAATTATTGCCCGATGATTCTGATTTAGAAAGTCAGGGCATAACTTATATAGAGGATTTTGGACAAGGGCTTGATGTATTTTCTATTGAAGGTTACATTGTATCTAATCTGAATAATAATTTTGATTATATGCCTGAACGAGATCTCTTAATAGATGCATTAAGGGTTAGAAAGCAGGGCACATTAAGTCATCCTTATTATGGTGATATAGAAGTTTATTTAGTAGGACGAGCGAAAATAAAAGAGAGTACCGCTGAGGGTGGTATTGCTCGTTTCTCGATGCAATTTATACAGTTTAAAGAACTCCCTACCCCTGCTCAAACAATTGCTGCTGATAGTGGTATAGATAATGTTGTAGAAACAAATATAGGAAAAGTAAATGATGCTATGATAGATAAATTAGAATTATCTGGTGTTCATTTGCAGACTGTAGCTGATACAATAAAGAATTTCATGCAGGGCTATATTGATAGTATTAGAAAAATAAGAGGAACTATTTCTCAATATCAATCAGAAGCCATTGGCGCAATTTCAAATATTATTGTAATGATGGATGAAATAATAGATTCACCTATAGATGTATTAGATGAGATAATGGAAGCTTCACAACAATTATTAAATGTTGTTGGTTTTGGAGTAGAAACAATATATGGCGGAACTATTGGGCAATATACTGGTGTACGTAGAGGAGAAGTAATTGAATTAAATGGAGAAACAGTTCCAGAAAATATTGGCACTTCTTACATAAATGGTTTAATAGATGCTTCTACTTATAATTATATTGATATTCCTTATGTACAAAATGAACAAGAAGATAATGTTAAGTTAATGATATGTTATAATAAAATAACACTAATGTCTGTGATTGCTAAAATTGCAATTAGAACCGACTATACTTCAAAAGAAACAGCTCAAAAATATAGAGATAAAATAAAAGCAGCAATGGAGGATACATTATTAACAATAGGTGATTTAGTTGATCTAAATTTAGATGATAATCAAATATATGATGCAATGAATAATATTGAGAATACTTTTTTAAATAATTTTCAAATTAAAATATTTAGCATTGCAAATAGTATAGATTATACTGTTCCCCCAGATGGTAAATCAACATTACAACTTGCCTATGAACTTTACAATGATTTAGATAGAGACATAGATATATATAATAGAAATAAAACAATAATTAAAAATCCAAGTTTTATTCCTGGTGGTGAAGTATTAAAGGTGTTAGATGCTTAAAATAACTTTTATTACTAACAGTACAGAATTTACTCAGTGGAAAAAAATACAAATATTTAAAAGTATGAACACTATTACAGGAAGTTTAACTCTATTTACACCATCTTTTTACAATGGAAAATCATCAGGATGGAAGTTGTATGTAGGAGATGAATTTGAATTAAAAGTCAACAATGCCATAATAAGTAAAGGTATAATAGATAAAATTGTTCCTACATATGGATTTAATAGTAATAATACGCCAGAGTATAAGTTTATTATTTATTGTAGAGATAAAACATCACTATTAGTTGATACTATATATAACAAGTCAGAAAATGAATGGAAAAATGAAACAGTTATAAATATTATACGTCGTATTTGTTCTGCTTATGATATAGAAGTTGCTTATGAAAAATCAATAGCTACAATCATTAATACAAAAATAGATAGCTTCAAACATAATGAAGGTGATTTTGCTATCACGAGTATTATCAGATTAACAAATGAAATTGGTGTTTTGCCTATTAGTTATAGTGATAATAAGCTCACTATTATTAAAGGCACTACAAATGTTTTATCTAAAGATGCAATTCAAATTGGTGCAAATGTCAAATATGCTACAAGTATACATTCAAATGCTGATAGATATAGTAATTATATAGTAAAAGGAACTGGCATTGGTAGTGACACAAAACAATTAACTGATTTTATACAACCATATGGAGAATCTGTTGATTCTGTTATTACTTCATATAGACCATATGTTATTTTCTCTGATGTACCTACTGACAGCGGAAAATCTCAGAGCAAAGCTAAATGGGAAAGAAATATTAGAGCAGGTAATAGTAGAAAACGAATTTATGTGATGAACAGTTGGATACAAAGTGATAATAAAATATGGAATATAAATACACTCGCACGAGTAAAAGACTGGCATGCAGAAATTGATAAACAAATGCTCATCTCTGAGGCTATTTATAATTATGATAGTGAATCAGGAAGTAATTGCATATTAACAGTTGTTGATAAAAATACATACTCTACCAATGATGCAATCATTAAAGGAGAATTTGATAGATGAATATGAATATTTTTGAAAGAATATTATTACCTATTACAAGAAAAATTATGCTTATGATAGGTAAATGTATTTTAATGGCTGTAGATAATAGTGGGAAAGTTATGAAATTACAACTAAGTGGATTAAAAAACGAAACTATAACAGATATAGAACGATATCAAGAGTATGGATTTGAATCTTATCCTAAAAAAGATTGTGAGGTATTATCTGCTTTTATAGATGGAAATAGAGATAATGGTGTAGTTATTTGTGTAAGTGATAGACGATATAGACCAACTGATCTAAATGAAGGTGATGTTTGTGTTTATGATTATAGAGGATTAAGAATCACAATTGATAATACAGGTATAACAATCAAAACTGGAGATGCTTCAACATGGAAACCTAATATATTAGCAGTTGATCCTTTTACGGGATTGCCTCATGGTGGACCAACAGCTGGTATTGTAAAATTGAAAGGTGCTTAATATGGCATTAAATGGAGATGCTTTAGGACTGGCTTTACTAAATGCGATGGATAGTTATGTTGCTGGATTAGCAGAACCAAAAGAAGAAAATTACAATCGAGAAGCAGCATTCAAAGAATTAGGAAAAGCTATAGTGAGTTATATAATAGCAAATGCTACTGTTACATCAAATGTAACAGTGACAAGTGTTAGTGGTGTAACTACTGGTCCGGGTGTTAGTGGTCCAGGTACTGGAACTGCTACTGGAACAATAAGCTAAGGGATTATAAAATGGCAATTGATATTAGTATTTCATATAACAATACATTAGGTGAATATGATGTAAAATATGAACATGGGGACATACAAACAGATAGAACTATGACTACAGCTTTACTTATGAGTATTTTTACTGATAGACAAGCAAATGATGATGATGAATTGCCAAATGAAGGTGATAAAGGTGGATGGTGGGGGGATTTGTTAGAAGAGGATGGTACTAAAAAAGGATCAAGGCTCTGGTTATTAAAAGGTAGAATTGATCAACAAGCATTAAATCAGGCTAAAGAATATATTAAAGAATCTATTCAGTGGTTTGTTGATGATGGTATATGGCAATATTTTTCTGTTACTACAGAAAAAGGGGGAGAAGCATATAATCAAAGATTAAATTTTCAAATAGATGCTCATTATAGTAATGGGCAAAATGTATCTTATAAGTTTAAGGACTTATGGGGTAGTCAACTTAATATAACAATAAAATAATGGAGATAGATGAATATGCCTTTTGATAGACCTACACTTAGAGAAATAAACTCTCGTATCCAAGCTGATCTAATTGCAGAACTCGCAGCTATTGGTGAATCATTATTACGACATAGTGTTGTTAAAGTACAAGGAACTGTATATGCTGGAGTTGCTCATGGTGAGTATGGTGCAATTCAAAATGCAAAAGATCAATTATTTATTTTAACAGCAGATGAAGAACATTTAGAGAAACATGGAGCTGAATATGGAATTCCTCGAGATAAAGGAAGTAAAGCCACTGGTTCAGCTATTGCTATTGGTACTACAGGTCTAACAATCGATGCTGGCAAAAGATTACAAAGTCTTACAGGAAATATTTATATAATAGATAGTAGTGTTACTTTGACAGCTGGAACGGCGTTAATTTCATTTACAGCTGAAAATGTTGGTATAGATTATAACGAGGATGCTGGTACAATTTTAAGTTTCATCAGTCCTATAGCAGGAATAAACAGTACTGTCACAGTTGATGCTAATGCTATAACAGGTGGTGGTGATGTTAAAGAAGTTGAAGCATATCGATTACAATTATTAAATAGAAAACGAACTGCTCCACATGGTGGTGCTTTATTCGATTATATAAATTGGGCATTGGAATACTCGGGAGTAACGCGAGCATGGGCTATAGAACATTATCAAGGAGTTGGAACGATTGGACTTGCATTTGTTAGAGATAATGACAGTGTTATTTTACCATCACAAGCACAATTAGATGCTGTAAAAGCATATATAATTTATCATAATGATCCTAATACTAATTTAGAAACAGGAATGCCGGTTAATACAGCCGGACTATATATGATTCCTTTAACATATAAAACTGTAAATGTGACTATTAAATTGCAACCAAATACAACAGTTGTACAACAAAATATAAGAAGTACATTACTTGATTTATTTAAAACATATGGAGGACCAGAACAAAATATAGCATTATCACAAATGAATGAGGCTATATCATCGGCTATAGGAGAGATAAGACATAAAATAATTACTCCAACTGATGATGAGGTAGCAGCTGTTAATCAGGTACATGTATTAGGTGATATAACCTTTCAGGATTATTGAAGATGGCAAGAACTAAAGAACAATTTGCAAAACTTTTATTACAATTACTTCCTCCTTCAAAGTGGAACTTTTGGACTCGTTCACTAAACAGCGAAACATATAAATACATGAAAGGATTCGCTGCTGAGTTTGAACGAATAGATCAAAGAATAGATGATTTAGTGGATGAAGCTTTTACAAGTAAAATCACTGAGCTCCTCGAGGAATGGGAAGCTGACTTTGCATTGCCTGAAAATGGAAATCAATTAGCTAATACTATTGAAGGTAGAAGAAGAGAAATAAAAGCAAAACTTATTCAAGTTGGCAGACAAGATCAAAATTATTATATACAAATTGGGTCTGCTTTAGGATATACAATAACAATAGAAACATTCTCTCCAGCTATAGTAGGAGAGATGTCTATTGGTGATAGTGTTGGTGATTACTATAATTTATTTTATTGGAAAGTTAATATTGATTTAGATTATATAACTGATAGTAGTCAGGTTAATATTAGTAAACTTATTTATAATATTAACAAAGTAAAACCAGCACATACAATTGTGTTATTTGATTTT